TTAAAAATATTCATGGATTTGTAGTGTTCTGAAAGATTTTCTTCTTGTACGAGTTCATCCCTGTCTTCTAACTCATACAAGTTAGCATTTTTGTATATCAAAGACGTTTCAGAAAAGTAAGAAACTACTAAATAATCTTTATTATTTTCTTTTACCTTTGCATACATTTCATCTTCTATATCATCCTCTATATTCACTAAAACTTTTATCAATTCTCCAGGCTGTATATCTGAAAAATTTATCATATCTAAAGTTTTCATACAAAAATATTTACAAGTATTAGCACACATGGGAATCGAAATTTTATCCAAGGAAGGATGTAAATATTGCGACTTTACGGTTGATTTATGTAAAGAATACAATATTGATTACAAAAAAAGTATGGTTGATAAAGATGAACTCATTAAAAGATGTGGAAAACATGTTTCAACGTATCCACAAATTTTACTCGACGATAAACTCATAGGTTCTTATTTTGATTTCCAAGATTATCTCGAACAAGAAGCTGAACCAATGTTATTACCTACACTTAACAGGTTCACTGTGTTTCCTATACAACACGATAATTTGTGGGCTCTCTACAAAAAGGCACAGATGTCAAATTGGACTGCTGAAGAGATCGATTTTTCTAAAGATATGGATGACTGGAATGGATTAAGTGACAATGAAAAACATTTTATAAAATATATATTAGCTTTTTTTGCTGGTTCCGATGGGATAGTTTTTGAAAACTTAAATAATAACTTTGCTAATGAAGTTCAATATACAGAGGCGAGATCTTTTTACGCTTATCAAGAACACAATGAAATGGTACACGGTGAGACGTATAGCAAACTCATAGACAAATACATAAAAAATTCAAATGAAAAAACTCAATTGTTTGAAGCTATACAAAGTATACCATGTATACAAAATAAGGCAAAATGGGCTATGAAATGGTTCTATAGAGATCGATCTTTTGCTGAACGTCTTTTTGCATTTGCGTGTGTAGAAGGTATATTCTTTTCCGGAAGCTTTTGTGCTATTTTTTGGCTAAAGAAAAGAGGTCTTTTACCAGGGTTGTGTTTTAGTAACGAATTGATAAGTAGAGACGAAGGATTACACTTGGAATTTGCAATTGAGTTATTTAAAATGTTGAAATATAAACCCGATAATACTACAATTCAAGAAATCGTAAAGGACGCAGTTGCGATTGAAAAATCTTTCATACTAGATGCACTTCCATGTAGTCTCATTGGTATGAATTCTGAAAAAATGTCGGAATACATAGAATACGTTGCCGATAGGTTATTAAAACAGAGTGGTCACGATAAAATCTGGAATACTAAAAATCCCTTTGATTTTATGGAGAATATATCACTCGATGGAAAAACAAATTTTTTTGAAAAGCGCGTTGGTGATTACGGTAAAATGGACGAAGATTCAAACGAAATAGATTTCGAAGAAGAATTTTAAGACGATATCGTAACTTTTTTACCATCGGTACATGAACACGTCACGGTTTCACCACTTTCTTTCTGAAAAGAACCAGACATTGGTAAATCCGTCTCCGTGGTTAAATCCATGAACCCCAAAGAAGAACCACTATCTATAAACCTGTGTTGTGGTTCAAACATTCCTGGTAATGGTGATGGTGCATTAACCATAGCTGGTGGAGCTTTTGGAGCTGGAACTGGTTTTGGAACTGGAACTGGGACTGGTTTTGGAGCTGGAGCTGGAGCTGGAGCTGGAGCTAATGGTTTCATTTCCATCTCAAACCCTTCACGTTTTATATTCATCATACCCCAAGTTATGAGAAGAAAAACAACCGTGTGTAAAAGTAATCCACGTGTCGTCGGACAACCGGTTGGGCTGGAAACCCACGAGCCGAATATTTTTCGCACAAATCTAAAAGTTTCTGGGTTGGCAACTATAAAGAAAACCAAAGAAGACATAATGGAAATAAGGAACTTTTGTTCCTGTTTTTTACCTTTACATCCACAACCACAATCTTTGAACATACCCATTTTAAAATTTATTATATGCATAGAAAAAAAATATACTTAAAGTTTGTGGTATTATATAATATACAAAAAAAAACAATGTCAAATCATATCCAAGTTTCTAAGCAATTCGATCCGTCCACTATTATTTTCAGTCAATTGAAAAAAAATAAAAATGGTGGTAAATCCGTGATGCTTTCACACGGAAATAAAAAGAAACTCTACTTACAACTTCCTTTCATGCGCTCACCATTTGGTGTGAGTGCGTACACTGACGAATCTACGAATAGGACATCATATTCACTCGATTTATCTTTTGATAACGATAATCAGGAAGCACTGGAACTTTCCGAGAAATTAAAGAGTTTGGACGAAATTATCATTAAACACGTTTCCGATAATTCTAAAGAATGGTTGGGTAAAAAATATGATATAAACGTTATTCGTGAAGCGTTATACAAACCGCTTGTTCGTCAAGGTAAAGAAGGGTACGCAGATACATTCAAATTGAAAATACAAACAAATCAATCTGGTGAATTTATTCCGGAAGCTTACAATTCAAACAGGGAAAAAATTGAAGTTGATCAAATTGAAAAGGGTCAGAGGTGTATGTGTATAGTAGAAATAAATCAGATTTGGTTTATTGATAACAAGTTTGGTGTGAGTGTTAGGTTATCACAAGTTTTGTGTGGTGAATCTACAAGACTCCCATCGTTCGCTTTTCAGGGGCTAGAAAATATTCCTCAAAACAACGATCACTATATCGAAGAAGAGATTGATGAGATTATGGAAGATCTTATTGATGAATAAAAATATTAATTTATAATAAGCATGGAGAGAGAACGTTACTTTAAAAATTTAAAAAAAATAGCAATCCTTTCTAAAAATAAAAGTAATTCTAAAAACACTAAATTAAAATTAGGTAAAGAACTAATAAAAAGTATAAAGAACCTCGGGTGTGATCCCGAAAAATCTTTATATTACCCAAAAAATTTAGCGAATAGTTTATTTTTAGAAGGGTCTTTAAGTAAAAAAGGTACTATTAAAATTGGTGAAGGTGAATGGGGTAAAGTTTACGTGGGATGTATAGACGAACAGTGTAACACGAAGATCGCTATAAAAATACAGAAAAAAGATCCAATTTTACACGAATACAAAATGGGTAGACGATTGACACCACTTGGTGGTGTAGTTAAACCATTTTACTATAAGAAGTGCGATGATACTGAAGTAATGTATACCGAATATGCGAATAATGGAAACTTATACGATTATTTAAAAAACAATAAAAGTAAACTTTTATCTATACATTATAGAACGATAGTAACACAGGTCATATACACACTTTACAAAATATACAATAAATATCCAACTTTTAGACACAATGATTTACATCTTAAAAATATACTCATAAACACGAATTTAAAACCTTCCAGATTAAAAACGTACAAAGTTGGAAATACGACTTTAAAAGTTCACGATATTGGATTAGATACGCTTATTACGGATTTCGGGTACTCGACTTTAAAAAGTTTTAAATGTCCACCAATCGACGAAGACCCCGTTTTTTATAAAAGTGATGTGGGAATATTCAGAGGATCTCATTACATGTATGATTTACACTTGTTTTTGAACTTTATGCATTCGGAAACAAAGGATACAAAAAATGCTATAGAAATTAGACAATTTATAGAGAGAGTTTTACCACCGGAATACCTAGGTGAAGAATCTCAAAAAATACGAAAAGGTCGTTTACGAGCTTCTCCTCTAGGTCACCCTAAACTTCCGACATACAAAAAAATATTTAGTGATAGGTTTTTCTTACCGTATAAGAAAGTTTCAGTACCACTGGACATTAATACGTCTATAAAAAGAAGAACAGCTATAAAACCGAAAAATATACTGGTAAAACACGGTGGTAAAATTTTTAAAAATACTAAAAAAATTGTTACAGTAGCAAAAAAAGGATACATAAGACTTGGTACTCGTAAGTGTGAATCATATACTAAATCCGAACTCGTAAAAATAGCTCAAAGTTTAAATATAAATACCAAGGACAAGACTATTAAAAAAATATGTGAAGACATAAAAATAAAATATACGTAAATAGTAAAATGTTAGCCGCTTTACTTCTCATTATAACAAACGTATACATATTCATGAACACAAAATCACCAACGGTTTCTAAAATAGGTACAAAGGCAAAAGCACAGGTAGTACCATCTAAAAAATCCGGTAAATGGATAGTTTATGGTACAACTTGGTGTGGTTGGACTAAAAAACAATTAGCTTACCTCGATAAAAAAGGTGTTTCTTACGATTTCATTGATTGCGAAAAAGGCGATTGCAATGGAATCGATGCATTTCCTGTGTTAGAAAGTCCACAAGGCGAAAGATTCACGGGTTATAAAGAAATTTAAATACCTCTAACTATAGCGATAGAGAGAGACAAGAGGAACGCATCCAACATAGTACTGATTGGTTTGAGAACGCTAATGTGTTTTACGAGCGACTTATTCCAGGCATACCTGAGTACAAACGTACTGATGAGTATGACGAGAACAAAAAGAAGAATTTCTGTTAAGACGTCGTTTATTTTATCGGCTTTAGCAATATCTCTGATCATTGTTTTTACTTATTAATAATATTTTATTTTCTGATGTATTATTAATGAGAGTTAAACAACTTCCCCTGAGTGGTTCTGAACCCAGGTTTACAAATAGACTATGGGGTAGAGCTGTAGGTATAGGAAGTAATAATTGTTACGCTTACGCTGTAGGTGATTACGAAAGTATGCGATTGCAAAAAAGTATACCAGGTGAGCGTGCGAATATTTATAAATCACACACATATACAAACTGTAAAGATTTACCAAGACGTGTCATAGCAGACAATCCTAAGAAAGTTTATCGTGTCAAAGCTGAAGATAAGTGTAAGAAAGACTTTTTTAAAGTAATGATGTTTGTAGCACCTGGTAACAAACGAAATTATTTTAGACAGGGTGATTTTCATTTTTACAAACAACACGGTTTCGTAGAGTATAAGGTTAAGAAAGGTAACACACATGAAAGTATCGCCAAATTTTTTAAAGTACCGGTAACACGCGTAAAACGTGCTGGTAAATGTATTCCTGGTAAACTTTTAAAGTTTAAGGCAAACGTTTTTAGTCATAAACGTGGTTGGGCTACCGGACCTTTACTTATAGACGCTAAAGGAAAGTCAATAACTGACCCGAGAAAAGCGTCGCGTGATTATCCTGGACTCTCGTATAAAAAATACTGTAGTTCATTCTGCGTCAAAAACAGAGGGATCAAAGTCGGACACACCCACCCCAAAGTCGCTAAGAATACTCGTTAAATCATTCTCGTTTTCTACTGCAAAAAATACATCAAGAGCGTCAAATACGAGTTCGTTTTCTAATGTTATTGTATTTGAAGTCAATTCGTAATCATTGAATATAGATATTTGAACCCTAAATTTAGAACCATCAAACACTTTTCTACATACGGGACAAGTAACCTTACCTCTTTTTTTCCAGTTTTCTAGACAATGTGAATGAAAAAAGTGTCCACACCGTATAGCTTTACTATGTCTCGTCTCCCTGACCTCATTGAGACATATAGAACATTGAGTCATTATCTAGATAACTTAAAGAATAAATTATTTGAAATTTACCGTACATTTAATATATGTTTGGCATTTTGAGGAGTGCTTTGTCACACGAACCACACTGGTCCTTTTGTAAATCTTGAGTTGGTTTCAAAATTTCTGGACCCTTTTGCTGAAGAAGTTTACGAAACGAGTAGTTGTCTTCGAAAGAAATACCATTTTCTTTCATGACATAGTTATTATACAATTGAGACGAGCTGTTTATTGTGAAACATCGACCATCGGCCATACCAAGTCGTTGAGACATTTTATATATATTATTATTACATTAGAAATTAATTTGTCTATTTTTAGTAGTAAACTTCCATGACTTGAATCCTTTTGATTTTAATAAAGACACAAACTTATCCATTTTGTACCCTGAAAAATCATCGAACAATTCTTTTTTACTTTCATCACATGGTTCTACCCTGACGTTTTCAATATTATTGAGTGTATCATTAATAATATTGTATGCAAATGCAACTTCTTTTAAAGTTTCTGCACCTGTTATTATAATTTTACCTGTACTGAATATACTGGTCGTTATTTCTTTCATATCATTTGCAGGTTGAAACTTAATTTTTACCGCCGAATACTTATCTGGTTCAAAAGATACTTTGAAAATACCCGGGAACTGACTGAAATAATCACACGTTTTTCTCAAATTTATTTTATAGTTCAAACTGAAATTTGAGTTAATCATGACGATTTTAAAAGATTCAATAGGTGCAAACACATTCTTTCCTACAAAAACTTCGAAAAGGTAAGATATTTGACTTATTATCTTTCGACAGTTAAAAAGATCGGATGCACCAGCAACCTGAATACTCCCATTCGGGAAAACCTTTATAGATTTCGTACTGTAATCATCTATAAAATTTAGTGTGATCTGATTATAAAAAGATGTATCTTTAATACACCATTTCCAATCCGTTTTGTTATTTTCAACATCACGTTTTATGTATATATAATCTTTTATACTTGCAAGTTGAAGTTTACTCTTTACACTTGCAATATCTATTTCTCTTTGAAACTTAGATACCATCGTTATGGTCGTAAGCTTTACCCACGATGGACGAATTTCTTCTGGTATAGCATTCCTAAATTCGTTTAGAGTTAAAGCATACGAAAACGTATTGTTTGCGATGTTTCTATAAACCCCCTTTTTCTTTTCGTACTTTAAACAAGATATTTCGCTCATTTTTTCAACTTAAAAAAAAAGTTGGTTAAAGTTAACTTAGGCTTTTAAGACATGCGGTGTTTGTGTTGTAAAAAAAAGAAAGGAATTCCTATAGACTGTAAATATTGTGGTTTAGGGTATTGTTCTGGGTGTATTCAACTCGAGGTACACGCGTGTAAAGGTATGGAAACAAAAAAAGACGACGATTTAAAGACGCTAGAAAAACAACTCGAGTTTAAACCCGATAAAAAATTTGGTATGGTATAAAAAAATGGAAAGTAATTATACTAATATTAACATGAATACATTACCACCTCACGCTTACGTGAAAAATCACATTGAAAAAGGTATGGACTTTTCGTTAGAACTTCTCGACGCCATCGATACAATATCCAAAAAATACAAAGAACACATTGGATATTCTATAGAGATCGGAAATTTTCATCTCGTAGACAAATCACTTACGTACGCGTGTAGGAACCTCGTCGCGTACCATAAAAAACACAAAGATCTTAACACAAAGTATCAAGAAATACTATTAAAAAATTGTGACCATAGATTATAAATAAATAAATGGGACCCACACCTTTCGTAAACAGTAACATTCGTTCGATTATTGCGAACACGGTTGAAGACGTTTATCACATATGTTTACGTATCGTGTATGAAATACAAAATGGTCGCAGAGGTACGGTAAAATCAATAGAAGCTTACGCGTCACCCGTTTTTGCGTTCAATTATAACGCAAAGTACGAAACCTCGCGCGATTTATTACCCCAAGACTATGGTACCATACACCCGGTATCTATATTTAACCATAACGAGAGTTTTTGGACAACGACACTCGAGACCGAAACCGAACTCGAGTATATTTTCATGGACAATAACGTTTGGTCACCTAACGCTTATTTTGGAACACTTGATGCGTTTTTTCAACACGTCCGAGAAACATACAATTACTCCGGAGCAATAGTAGGAACGAATTGGCTTGTTCGACAATCACTCGAAGACGAAACCGAAGAGAACGAAGTAAGAACAAGCACCATAACGTCCGTATCACAAACCGTCATGGAACTTATCGATAAAAATTCGACGAATATACCGGAAGGCGATTATTTAAAAATGTGTGATGAGTTAAAGATACTAAGGACGTTTTAATTTTTAACTATTAAAGAAAAGAAAACTAACTTATGTATATAATGACTACATATAACCAAGCCCTGTGTAATTTTAAGTTTAAGATTGCCGCTATAGAAAAAGTTGTCGATGGTGATACCATGGACGTACTCATAGATTTGGGATTTGACGTCATGACGCGCCAACGCGTAAGACTTCTCGGTATCGATACCCCAGAATCGCGAACGTCGGATCAAGTAGAAAAGGTATACGGGAAACTTGCGAAGAAAAACCTCGCGGAATGGTGTATGAAAGCGGTTGCATCTGAAAAGGACGATATCGAGATCGAATTAAGATGTCCGGAAATGGATAGTCGCGGTAAATTCGGACGTGTTCTCGGTGAAATCTGGGTTTCGGAAGATGGGAATTGGACCAATGTGAATCAGTGGATGTGTGAAAACGGACACGCCGTCCCGTACCATGGTCAAAACAAGGACGATGTTCAGGCACAACACATGGCAAATAGGAAAATGTTAGTCGAAAAAGGTATCGTTACCGAACACAATTAATTTCGTATGTTAATATATATGAATAAGTCTACATTAAATTCAATGTTAAATAGAAACAAAGAACTCAGAGAATCATATAAAAAAGCAAAAACAAACGAAGAAAGAAAAAAAATTGCAAATAAGACAACTTTATTTAAAACACAGAAACTTAATACCGTTTTAAAAAAAGAGAAAGCTATGCAAAATACAAAGAAGTTAAAAAAAGATCTTGAAAATAAAATGAAAACTGCAAAGACTAAAGAAGAAAAAAATAAGTATAAACCCTTGATAAACATGGCGAACCGTATTTTAAAAGGTAATTAAAATATTGTTTATCGAGACGAGACCGTTTACATATTTTAACTTCTGTATGGGTACTTCCTTATCCATAAATTGCATATCCATTTTTCACCCGAATTTACAGGTTCACCGGCATGTAATGCTTTTTTAGTTATACACTCATAATTGTTTAGTGTATTAAAAAATAAACAATCACCCTTTTTTAAACGGTAAGATTTATTTATATTTGGAAAAGAAGTTTCACCACCTTCATAATCATCATTCAAGGCGACTATGAACGTATACATACGACGATTTTTATCATTTTTAAAACAATCTTGGTGTGGTTTATAGAACCCACCTGGTTTGTATTTCAAAACCTGTAAATCCTCACAGTTACTTAAAGGACGATCCGTCATAGAAACACATTTACGTATAAGTTTATCTACGACAGGGTCATCAGATGCTTTTAGCCAAGCAGTTTCACTAATACGTGATTTTTTATCAACGGTTCTTTCCTTAGCAACGGTAGATGTGTGTAACTTTCCATGTGCAATTTTCATAATGTGATCACATTCATATTTGTTTAATACGTTTTTTATAACTTTTGGTTCTTGATAAATAGGTATAAAATACCAAATGAGTAAAATTATAGAAATAAGTACAAGTACCCTGTTCATTTATATAAACTAAGAAATTCTTTCTACCGCAGATAACAAGAAATAGTAAGCTGGTAACATGACAATGTTTATAACAGGTACTGTATATTCACCATACTTTTTATCGTGATACACAAATAAACTTATCAAAGAACAGTACAAAGACGCAAAGTACATGAATTTATTCACATTATAAATATAAAATGTACTCTTAATTATACTCGTAAACGTGTAAAATTCCAATCTTCTATACTGTACAGGTGATAATAAATTAGCTTGTATAACAAAAAATACACACATTATATAGTATAAAATATCGAATATATCGATAAACTTCTCCCACTCGTATCGTATTAACATAATACTCGTAAAAAGACACACCAAATAGTACTTATACAATTCTTGTGAAACCATTATATCATTACTAAAAGACTTGTGTAAATGATACAATACACGCGAAGGTATGTGTAATAATAGAGCGAGATTAACAAAACTTTTTTTTTCAAAAAAGTATGTAAGTGAAAACGGTATCATACACGTGTATGCAGATAAAAGTTCAACTGGTCTTATGAGTTTCATTTTTATATACATAAGTTCTAATCTTTAAGGTAAATCTAAAAAACTTGGTGTTTTTGAGTTGTATCTCTCGTGTATATCACGTATAACACCGTTTGTATAATTACCAAGTTCACGCATAGTACTCATGACGTCTAAAGATGTATCTATTATCCATTGTCTCAATATATCACCACATGAATTTGTAAACATTTCGTATATGTTACGTATGTCTACTAATTTATCTTTCATTTTGTCCCTTTTTTGTAATTCTTTTTTAAAAGTCGATTCTGATATGTTTTTAAGCAAATACTGTATTCTTAAGTGAAAATTATTTTCATCGTATATGTCACCGTATTTATAAATAAGTTCTCTATCGAGTTTGTGTAAAAGTATACTCATTTCTAAAAGTTCTTCGGGCGCTTTCGCATCTCGCAACTCTTTAAAAGATGGTCTCCCACCACACGGTATATCACCGTGTTCTCTCGATCTCTTCTTAAACTCAAAAAAGTGTGGGTTATGTATTCTCCCAACCTCTATTTTACCAGTCCTCCAATCGAATGCCGTTTTACAGTTTGTACACCACATTTGCATACACCCGTCTATTTTATGTATCATTGTACTACACTTTGGACACGGTCTCGTATCCTTGTTTATGAGTTTCATCGTCTCTACATTATTTGGTTCGCATACGTGGTTAGTTTTTAAAACTTCGTTACACTTTACACAAAAATGTTGTTTGCAAATACCACACTTCCAATCACTATCAATCAAACCTCTACAATCTTCGGAAGGACACGCTCTTACAAAATTTTTAGATCTATTTTCACTAACGTTTGCGTACCTTAATATATTCATTTCAGTTGTAATATCTTCTATGGATTGTCTTATAGTATTTTCTAAAGCATCGTATCTCGAAGAATCTAAACCACGTGCATACGCGTCTTGTTTTTCCCTCTCTATATAAGCTAAAGAGTTTAAGTTTTCATAGTAAGATTCTCTAAGTTCACGAATACGTATTATTCTTTCAACCTCGGGTTGTGTTTCTGGTATGAGTAACTTCTCGCGTTCAAAAAGTATATTTTCCCTATGTTTCTTATACTCCACGTTTCTAAAACGTTTCGTGCAAAACGTATCTATAAATCCCCTATTTAGTTCGTGTTTACAATTCATACAATGAGGTTCTTCTATATTAGAAAGCATGTATGTTTGAATACACGTTTTACACGCGTCATATTCACAAAAAAGACAGGTGACTTTTTTGTGAGACGATTTGTTATAGGTTTCACAACATACTTTACACGAATCCATTTATATTCTTATTTTAATTTTAGCAAATTGTCTTTAATTAATTTTTTATAAAAAAATAAGTGTATATTATATGAATAATATTATACTTTTGATTGTAATTATACTAATATTTTTTTTAATTAAAATTTTAAATCATGATGATTTTTACAATTATATTAAAAATGTACCATATAACCATGGTACAGTATATAGACTTGGTGATGTTTACTATTATGGTAAAACTGCAAAATATAATAAAATAAAATATCACGAAAAGGTTTTTCCAAGAAGTATAGCATGCGAATACCTTAAAAATTTAAAAAAGTTTGACAGACAAAATCTTAATTTGTTAATAAGTATCATAAACAAAAAAAGTATAAAAGAAAAACCACCAGAAAAAGATTCATTAGTTATACACACAAGATTAGGCGACGTATTATGTGCATATAAATCACATTGGAAAAATTATAAAATAAAGATGGATTATTATAGTAAAAAAAACAATAAAAAATTCTGGGAAAATATTTTAAAAAAAATGAATGATAATAATTTAAATAAAGTATATATAGTTACCGGGTTTCATTTTAAGAAATGTATAGAAGAAAGTTTAAAGTTTCTAAAAGAACTCGAAATATTTTTCAAAAACGCAGGTAAAGAAGTTGTATTAAGAGTAGATAAAGATCCGGATGAAGATGTAATATGGATGTCTCAATCATCACACTTTGCAACTACAGGTGGTGGTTTTGGTAGACTTATTCAAGAAATTGTTAAGAAAAAAGGTGGTAAGGTATATTCAAACGCGTAAAATCATTTCCTTCTTGTGTACATATACGTTTTCTTGACCCAATCGCGATCTTTCTTGAAAATTTTAGAAAGTTTTGGATCCTTACGTTTAAACAAAATCATAAGTACATTGAGTCTTCTAAAAAGACCGAGAGGTGGTTCACCTGCACGTATAACTTTACCAAGCGCCCTATGTCTCGAGAGTTCCGTTTTTTCTTTAACGTCGACGTACCCGTATCTAGAAAGAGATCCGTTATCACTTATTGGAATTCTAACAATCGTTTTCATTTATTTAAACTTAGGATTTTTTTTCGAGTTTACCTTCTTGAAATACAACCGGGTTATAAATACGTTCCATCGGCATAGTACACTTTAGTGTACCACGACTTTGAATTTGCTTCCCAAACCTCACGTCTTTTTAATCCACATTTATACTTTACTCGGTTTTCCATATCTTTTCTACTTCCAGTAACTTTACCCGTCTTGTTACCCTTAACAACAGTTTTTGCATCTTTCATACCTTTAATAAAAGTGAAGTATCTAACAAGTCCAGTATACATCTTTTATTAATGATATGTATTTACTTTTTATATTGTTTTTAACGTTTTCTATCAACCCGCCGTCTCATTTTTTCACCACGTTTCTTTATTTTCCTATTAATTTCTCGTTTTTTACTTTCGAGTTTAACATTTTTACCTTTCCAGTTCCTGTTTATATTACGTTTAACTCTATCATAAGCCTCACTTGCACTCATACCTCGAGTTCCATGAATGTATCCACCAAGC